CGGCGGACGGCGCCGGGGCGCGCGGGCCGGCGGACGGCGCCGGGGCGCCGGATGCGGACGGGATGTCCAGCGGAAGGCCCAGGCGCTGGCGGACGGCACGCTCTGCGGCCTGCTGCTCCAGCACCTCTTCCCAGTCCAGCCCCTGTTCAGCGCACTCGGCTTCCAGCGTGGAAATGCCGAGGCGCATGCGGATGCCGGCGGCTTCGGCTTCCTTGACCGGATCGATCCAGCCACGGCCAGAGAAGATGAAGCGGCAGCGCGAGTAGGCGTAGCGCTTTTCGTAGAAGTCCGGCGCATCGACGCGGCCGGCGTTCACCGCCTCTTCCAGCCACAGTTCATAGACCGGGCGCAGCCAGACACGGATGAGCCAGGCGCGGCGGCCCATGAAGTAGCGCCAGGCTTCGAGCAGCGCGGCGCGAGCGCTGCTGTAGTTCGTCTTGCTGAAGTCCTTCAGCAGCAGTTCGTAAGGCATGTTCATGCCGGCTGCGATGTGGCGCAGCGAGGCGATCATGAAGGCCTCGAACGCGGCATTCGGCCGGCCCGGCGCGAACGGCGTGAGCTTGGCGCCGGCCGGCAGCGGAATGATGGCTGCGCCCCGCATCTGGCGCAGGTTCTGCGCCTGCTTGACTGAAGTGCCCCATGCCTCGCGCGGGTCGGAACCGAAAAGTTCGTTCGCGGATTCCTGATCGAGGTTCGATTCGAGGAATGCAGCGACCAGCGCGTTCGACACGGCGGCTTCGAGTTCCGTGGTCTGGTACTTGCCAGCCATGTGGAATTCTTTCATCACCGCCGACACGATGGGCTTGCCGCGCGACTGGCCGGTGCGGTCCTTGTCGTGCAGATGGATGACGCGGCGGCGGCCCCACGGCGTGGTGGCGGGGATGCGGTCCCAGTCATTCAGACCACTGACGATGAAGCGGTCGCGCGCCATCGCGTCGCCCGGGTGACGACGGCGCACGTGGTAGGCCACCGGGCGGCCGTAAAAGTCCTTCTCGATGCCGCCGCGGATGTCCTCGCGGTGCTCAAGCTGCGGGGGCGTCGACAGGCGGTCCGATTCGACCAGGGAAAGGCGGGTCGACCACTGCGACAGCGGGTCGGGCAACCACAGCGGCAGGGCCAGCGCGTCACCGTTGCCGAAGGTGCCGCCCAGCGCCGACAGGGTGAGGCCCAGCAGGTCCTGCTCGCCGGACGCGTCGCAGTCCGTGGTGTCCGCCCACGACCGGAACAGCGGCTCCGTGACGTTCGCCCAATCTCGCGCCTGCTCGGGCTTCCAGCCCAGCAGACGGTAGTCCGGCACCGCGACCAGGCGCAGCACCGAACCGACGATGTTGTCCTTGAAGGTCTGGGCCGCGCCGGCTGCGATGCCGTTGTTCCGGGCAAGGTCGCGCGAGCGGGAGGTGAGGAGTTCGAGGTCCGGCAGCAGATCGGAATCGGCACTGCCGGGGAAGGGGTGCCAGTTCGACAGCGCGACATCGGTGCGCGATGCGCCGACGTGCGCCGTGTGCATCGACGCCGACTGAGCCGGCGCCTTCATGCGAGCGCGAGAGCGCTTCACCAGCAACCACCCGACTGCAGGTAGATCGGACCGCGCGCTGCGGTCTGCGGGCTTTCCTTCGAGCGGACCGCCTGATTCAGCCGCTCGATGTAGGCATCGGAATCGGCGACGCGCTGCGCGTACTGAATGCTGCGCCCCTCGCCGCTCGCGCTGGTCGGGCCGGTAACGAGCTTGTGCCGCGCCTCGATGGCTTCGGCGAGCATCGCGTTCAAGCGGTCAAGCGACAGGGTATGCAGCGGGTCCATGCCGCAAGCGTCGCAATCGCCCGCGGTCATTTCTACTGGAACTAGTTCACTTTTTTAGTTCCGCGCGCGCATCAGGGCAGCGCGCCCCGCCGGTGGCAATCTGATCGAGGGTGAAGCGGTGCTCGCCCGCAGCGCGCTCAGCGTCGCGCTCAGGCTGACCGGGACGGCCAACATACTGCCCGCCCTCCGCGAACCAGCATGTGCCATCCTGCAGGCCATTGCGGATGCGCTCGGTGACGAACTCGTGCTCGAACACGTCGCGCATGGCATCGACCCATGCGGCGCATTGGGGCATGGCTTCGCGCATGGTCTTGGTGGTCACGATGTCCGGTTTGGCCGTCCGTTATTCGACATGCGGCGCGTGCGAGCCGTCTCCTGCAGTCGGCGCCGGCTTATCGGACGAATATGTCGTCGATCTAGTGTTCGGCGGCACTTTCGATTCCGCGATCTCAACCGCTCGCTTCGAAAGCACTACGGCCTCTCGCATCCACAAAATTTCATTCCAGGCATCGTGGATGGTTTTCCGTAAATCACCGTCCACTTGGCCCTCTGCTTCTTTCAGCTTTTCAATAATGTCTGCCATCGCTTTATCCTTTCTCCGCAACACGCGCCGCCGAACCCGCCGCTCCAGGGGAGCCTCCGGCGATAAAGCCGCCGTCGGCTCCCTGAGCTTTGTCGTTCGGCGTCAATATTCCGTGCTCGCAAACATGCGCGGAAATTCGCCACCGGCCGCGATCTCAGCGGCAAGCTGCTCACGGAAGGTGCGCTTTTCGCCGGTCGGGCGCTCGTCATCGTCGCAGATGGTGAACTTGAGCCTGTCAAGTTCTTCCTCGGTCAATTCGCGGGCGTCTTCGGTGTAGTCGGGGTCATCTTCCACGTTGTCGCGGTAGTCCTGGACACAAGCCTCAAGCGACTCACCAATCCACCAATCGCAGTCGTTAATCTGGAAAATCTTCATTTTCTATTTCCTCTCTTCGTATGCGCCGCCGAACCCATCGGTGCAGGGGACGCGCCGCAAGCGGCGCTCCCCTGACCTAGTGCGTTAGGCGGCTAGTCGGGGTCTGTTGCCGGATTCGAGAAGTACCCGTCTGCTCGGGGCGTCTCGCCATCGGGAAGAATCAGGGACAGGAATCCCCGTGCCAGGCAGTCGCCTGCTTCTTGCTCGGCAAGCTCCCTTGTTTTCGGGTGGGAGTTCATTTCCCAGTCTGGCGCTGCATAACCCACGTTGGTGTCAATCCACACCACGTGAAGCTTCGGTGGTACTGCTGCTTCGGTTGGGTTTTCAATTCGTTCTGGAGTTGCGTATGTCATTTTCATCTCCGGTGGGGCGGCCGCCCAACAAGGCGTTCAAGCCGAACCCGCTGCGCGGGTCGGCTTAACTTCGGTGTTGTCGCTTCAAAACGGCAGGTAGTGCTCCCCGAACCGCTCTTCGAAGAGTGCCATGCCCTCGTCACAGCGCGCATCGGCGCCGGGCGTCGGAATGCCTTTGGCGCGCATGCCCAACCTGAGATCGAACATGGCGTCCAGCAGGCGTTCGCACTCCCCTTTGTCCGCCGCGCGGAGTCGATCCGCCCAGTACTGCGGGTCGTTGGTGTCGCGGCATGTCAGATCCGTTTCGGTCTGTGGCTCAGCCTCGAAGGCGTTGAACACTAGATACGCCTGTGCCGCCTCCTCCTTTTCGGGGTCGATGTAGCGTGGAGGCAGGCGGTAGCTCACGTCCCATGGCCGGACACCGTCGTCAATGCTGGCGCCGTTCAGGATGTTGTTGTCCGGGTCGTGCAGGACGGCGCTGATGGTGACATCCAGGCAGCCGGCCTGATGGAACCATCCGGCGACCTCCTCCGGCGTCAGCGCGCCTTCAGTGCAGTGCAGATACAGGTGGGCCGTGAAGTAGCTGTCTTCGCTGCCCTTCGCGTGAATCTCCGTGATCGCCGCACACTCGCCGAGCGCGCCACGACCAGGGCACAAGCCGCTGTTCATTCGAAGGTTGATCTCTTTCAGGATGTTCATCACTTCCCCTTCTTGATCTCGCGCACGTAGTGCGCGGAGTACTTCTGCGAATTGCGTGTTCACCGCTCCTGCTCATTCCACAGTCGTTTCATCTCGGCGTTCAGTGCGCGGTCCTGGCGGCAATCCTCGGAGGTGCGCCCGGCACAGTCCACCGCTGGCGCTTTGTGGCCGCAGTCGCAGCACATGTAGTAGCACGGCCCTTCGAGCGGCGTCGCGCCGGACTTCGTCGCCCGCGCCCACTCGCCCACCAACTGCGGCACGGTCTCGTCACCACGCGTTTTAATGGCGATTGGCATCTGCGGCTTCATGTTGTAGCTTCCGCACTTAGGGCACGGCTCCATGGGCTGTCCGTACACCCACTCAGCGCGCTTCGCTGGGTCGTTCATCATGTTCATCACTTCCCCTTCGCGATCTTCCGCACGTAGCGCGCGGATATGTTGTAGTCACGTCCCAGTTCGTTAGCATTGCGGCCGTTGAAGCGGCGCCGGATGTCGGCGTCGCGCGCGGACGTGTCCTGCCGTCGCCGGATGTAGGTCAGTTCGCTGCCGCCGGCACGGAAGCGCAGCCGGTGTTCGAGGCCTTTCCACACTTCGACGGTGACGTCGTCGGGCACGCTCAGGCGGCGGTGCTGGGCGGCGAGTTCTTCACGGATGACGTCGAGGAGTTCTTCGCGTGCCATGGTCAGCCGATCATCGATATGGGTGAAAAAAGGTCGCTGTCGTCGTTGCGCGGGCGCGCCTGCGGCATGGGCGCCGGCATCGGTACCGGGTCGCGGCGACCATCGAGCGAGGGCGCGGGCTCATCCTGCTCATCGCGGGCGCGGGCGGCAGCGGCGATGCGTTCGCTGGCGGCCTGGATGGCGCCGGGGCTGGACAGCGCGCGCAGTTCGCGCTCGCGCCGGTCCCAGTCGTCGCGGTTGTGCCGATGCAGGCGCAGTTCCGGGTGCAGGGCGGCGGCATAGGAGTAGGTGTAGGTGTCCAGCGGCTCATTGCGCACGCCGGTCTTTTTCTCGAACCGGTTTTTCTTCGGGTTGTAGACCTCGGACACCAGGCCGTTGTAATAGAAGTCATCAAGCTCTTCGCTCAGGTGCACGAGGCGATCGGCGATTTGCTTGTCGTGGTCGGTTGAAAGGCGCGCATAGAGTTGGTGCTTGATGGCGACCGTGCCGACCTGGTAGACGAGCAGACCGCGACGGTCTGACCTGCCGCTGGCCTTCACGTCTTCGAGCTTGCCCTTCCCGAGCATGGGCGCGTTGTTCTGCGTCGCCCCGAAGATGCACATCGGCCGCGTGATGCGACGGCTGCGCACGAAGTCTTTCACCGCAGCGGTGCGGTGGCCAGCGGCGTCGATTGCGGTGGCGAGCACATGCAGCGCGCCGCCCCATTCGTGTTCGACGGGCCGGCTCAACAGTTCGACCAGGCTTTCCCACACCTCGCCGGCTTCGGGGTCGCCCGGCAGTTCGACATAGTCGAGCGTCCATGAGGCCATGCCGCGGCCCCAGCCGGTAATGTGTGCCGCGAGCCGGTTGTCCTGCGTGTCTACGCCCGCGGTCACAGCGAGCACGCCGGCCGGTGCCCGGCGCAGCGCGTAGGGCTCGGCACGGTCCTTGATGATGTTGAACTTCGCCCGCCGCATGGACGGGTCTTCCCAGGGCTCCGCGAGCCGGTCATTCACGAAGGTTTTCAGCTTCTCCGGATCGCCCTGCGCCTCGATCCAGTCCTGTGCCATGGTGGCCCAGCTCGGGCCGAGGTCCGGCTGGTAGTACAGACAGTTGATGTGGTAGCTGCGCATCTCCGCATCGGGGTTTGCAGCCACCCAGCGGCCGAACGCGATCATCTGGCGCTTGTGGTGCTCTTCGATGATGCAGCCGTTCTCGCGGCAGACGTACCAGGCGCGCTTGCCGCCTTCGGACCACTGCAGGCCCTTCCATTCCAGGTGCTGCATTTCGCCGCAGTGCGGGCACGGCACGTGATAGCGACGCTGGTCGCCCTTCAGGAACAGTTCGTGGATGCGGCTCACGCCCAGCAGTTCGGGCGTGCTGATGTACAGGCGCTTGTAGTTCAGCGGATAGGCCGAGGTGCGGCCTTCCAGCATCTTCATCGGGTCGCCGCCGCCGACCAGATTGCGGGCGAACTCGTCGACCTCGTCGACGATGAGCCGGAAAACGGTCGAGGACTTCAGGCGCTGCGGACTGCCGGCGTGCTCAATGTTCAGTTGCCCACCGAGAAAGTCCTTGAACTCGCGGGTGTTCGACGCGTCGCGGCTGGACAGGCTGACGAGGGTGTTGCGCACCGCTTCGCAGGCTTCCAGCATGGGGTTCAACTTCTGGTTGATCCATTTGCGCATCGACACTTCGCCGGGCAGCGCGTACATGATCGGGCCCGGGTCGTGCTCCATGCAGTAGCCGACGACGTTGGTGCCGACAGCGGACTTCCCGAACTGGATCGGGAACATGAGCGCGACATCCTTCACCGGGCTGCGGGCGCTCATGCAGTCCATGGGCTCGCGCAGCGGCGGGTTGTTGTCGG